GCACGTTTAAGATCGCAGGGCTTTAACACGGCTTTAGGCGCTTCTCAAAATGATATAAGCAACCAACTTGGCGCCGCCGGTCAATTGGCTGGCATGGGTCAGCAATCATTTGGCTACGGCCAAGCAATTCAAAACCAACAGATGCAGCAAGGTCAGCAGCAGCGGATGATGATGCAATCGCTGATTGATGCGGCGAAGGGCCAGTACGCTGGATATACTGGAGCGCCTACACAGGGCTACGGAATAATGTCTGACTCCACATCTGGCGTTGCCAACACATATGGTCAGAATACCAGCATGAACCCCGGCTTGTTTAATTATCTACAGCTTGGCGCTAATGTTATGGGATCAATGGAAAACAAGGGTTCTGGGGCGGCAACGGGCGGCAGCGGAAGGTAGGAGAATACAATGGCATTATTACCAACGCCCCAAGAGGAAGATCCAAAGCGCGGTGGCTTGCTTGGAATGTATGACGCAGCAACGCGCCAGAATACCTCTACCGGATTAAACCCAATGCAAAACCTTGCGGCGGGCTTGGACGCCCTAATTCTGCCTGAGATGCGTATGGGCGACGCAATACGCCAGCAAGGCGCCACCCAAGTTGCGGCTGGGAATGTGAACAAGACGGTGAAATGGTTAGAAGACAACAATTATGGAGAAGTCGCAGCTATATTAAGGGCAAACCCAAGCGCTGCGTCTAATATAATGAGCGCTATTGTTAGCAACCGGTTAACCCCAGCTAAAGACACAAGACCTTCGCAAATTAGAAGTTATGAATACTGGAAAAGATTAGGGAAAACTGACGCGGAGGCTGAGGTTCTTGCCAAGGTTGGGCCTATGCCCGACAATCCAGAAAATGAGTTGAGAAAGAAATTGTTTGGCAAGACCGGTGAGCAGTTTGCCGGGTTCTTAACGGCTGGGTCTAACGCTTCAAGCGCGCGCCGGGACTTAGATATTCTGCGGGAATTGGCTGATCTGTCCCCCAGCGGGGCGCTCACAGGTAGGCTCGCAGAAGCGTTTCCAGAACTTAATGATGTTGCGGCTCTTAGGCAGTCTATTGTTAAGCGCGGTGGACCTACGCTTCGGGCCGAAGGGTCTGGCTCCACATCTGATATTGAATATGCCGGCATGATAGGCGCACTTGGTAGTCTTAGAAATACTCCAGAAGCTAACAAGGCCATAACTTCAGTAATGATTGCAAAAGCTGATTTTGACATGCAGAGGGCGCAAATAGTGCGCCAATATCAAAGTAAAGGCGGCCTTACCTTTGACCAAGCCAATGATGCTTTAAACCGTCTAGAGTCAAACACAGATATACCGGCTCAAGTCCAATCCCTTCTTAATGCACACTCAGAAGGATCAGCCCCGTCGGTTAGCCCAAATGTCAAGAAATGGAACCCAAACATTGTGAATGCTGACGGGACAAAAGGGGGATTTGAGTAATGACCGACGTAAATCTTCCAGACGGCACAGTTCTTGTATTACCAGACACAATGAGCGAGCAAGATCAGGCTTCTGCTGTTAGAAAATATATATCAGAAAACCCATTGCCGACAGAAAAAGGCATGGTTCAGAGCGCGATAGATTGGGCCAAGGGTGGTCAGCGAGAAGAAAATATTCCTTTAGCGTTTCAAGCTAATCTTGGATTGCCGAAGAAAAAAGCGGCAAAGATGACGGCGTTGCTCGCCACAACGGCCAGCGATGAGCGATTAAAGTCTGGTATTGCAGAAATTTTACCGGGTTCCACTTTTGACACAGACCAATATGGGAATTTGGTGGCCATAACCCCAATTTACCGGGACGGAAAGAAAACAGAGCAATTCAACCGCTTTTATCCCAACCCATATGGGCTGGACATGACCGACCTAATGCAAGGCGCAGGCGCAGTCGCAGCGGCCACTGGATTGGGTAAGGCTTTTCAAATTGCGGGTGTTCCCTTGTCTGGGCTTGCGGGCGTATCAACTCTGGGGGCCACAGAGGCTGGCTTGATAGAGGCGTCAAGCTCAAAGCTATCCGGTTCAGACTTTAAGTTTAGCGACATTCCGCTTGGCGCTCTTGGCGGGGCTTTGGGGGCAAAAGCGTCTCAACTTCTGACTAAGGTGGCTGGAATTTTTCGAAAGTCGCCGGAAGCGATAATTCAACCTGACGGGCAATTAAGCCCACAAATCCGCACGCAGTTAGAGGCTGCGGGAGTGGACGCCGACAAGGCAACCGCTGAAATGGTTGCCGCAATGCAGCAGCAAGTTTCCAAAGGCGTTGACGTAACAGAGGCGGCCCGCTTGGCAAGCGCTGAGACTTTACCGGTTCCCGTTCCCCTGACCAGAGGTGCGACCACAGGCTCAGCGGGGCAGCAATTGTTTGAGGACATGGCCAAAAAGGGTGCTTACGGCCAAGCCGCTGAAACTATGATGACAACAGCGGAGAAAAAAACGACTGAAGCTCTTCAGAGGAATTTGCCAGAAATTCAACAGAGAATAGCCGGTCAGGGTCCAGTTGTGGCGCGTGGCGAAGGTGGCGCAGCGGCCCAAGAGGCGCTTGCAGCACAGAAAGCCGCCGCCAAAGCGGAAGCCGGAAGGCTTTATGATGTGGCCAGAGCTTCGGGTCCAGCCTCAATGGATCAAGCGAATGCCGGCGAACTGGCCGACACATTAAGGGGGTCAATACGAGATTTCACTCCGTCATCACGACCGGTTACGACAAGCATTATGGATGAAATTGATGACATTTTAGCGCAAGGTGGCGACATTCAGATGTTGTTCCAAAAGCGTCAACAGTTAGCCAACGCTGGCGCGCCCGGTTCGCCTGATCAAGCAGCGGCGTCGGCTGCAAAGAATACGCTAGACCAAGCCTTGTCTGATATGGTTCAGCAGTCATTGATACAAGGTGATGAGACGGCCATTGCGTCTTGGGCGGCGGCGATTAAGAACTATGCCGACTTTAAATCTACTTGGTCAAGCAAGGGCGGCATCTTGAACACCTTGACAGAGACGGTTACCCGTGATGGCGACTTGGTTCTAAAGCAACCTCCAGAAGCGGTGGCAAATTATATTTTGGGCGCGTCAAATGCAAAACTATTGAAGCCGGGCAATGTATCCAGAGACTTGCTAAAGCTTAAAAAGTTTTTGCCGAAAAGTGAATGGAACCAAGTCCGGCAAGAGGCTTTCCTTAACCTAACGGACAGATCCGCGGCCTCTAGGGCGGGCGAAGATGTGTTCTCCGGCGTAAACTTTTTGAAGTCATGGAAAGAAATGACAACAAAAAACCCAGAGGCAATAAAAGCTTTGTTCACTAAGCAAGAGCGGGATTTAATCGGGCAATTTGCCAGCGTTGCCGCTAGAGCTACCGGCGGGGCTGTAAACGCCTCGAACTCAGCCGCAGCCGCTTCTGGTTTAATCCAAAAACTTGGCGCTGCGCTTGGTTCTACAAATTTGGCTCAATTCTCAACGAGAGTTATCGGCGGAAAAATGTTGCGTGAGGCTTACGGAGGGGCGCGCGCCTTTGGTGCGATGAGCGGTGGTACAACCCCAACGCCAAGCGTTTTATCGCCGGGAATTGGCGGGGCAGTTTCAACCAATGAGCCGGTGCGTAAGGCAACTGATGAACAGATACTTGACCCTGTGCAGCGGCAAATTCAGCGCACAACTGGCTTTAGTTTTGGCGCATTTTAATTAAGGACAACGGCACATGGAAATCAAACCAAAATCACGCAGAGAAGTTGAAAGCATTGTCCAAGACGCAATCTCAGGCGCAATAGACTTTGTGGAAAGCGAAATCAGCGAAGAGCGGATCAAGGCCCAGCGCTACTACGACGGCGAGGTTGACTTGGGCTACGAGGATGGCCGAAGCAAGGTTGTGGCCACGAAGGTGCGGGATACCGTGCGGGCGGTAAAGCCAAGTTTAATGCGGATTTTTCTTAGTACATCTAAGCCAGTGGAATATGTGCCGCGCGGGCCAGAAGATGTCGCAAACGCTGAGCAAGCGACTGAGTTTATGCACCATGAATTTACCCGACTAAACGGGTACGGCGTAATGAACGATGTATTCCAAGACGCGCTAGTTAAAAAGCAGGGGGTCGTGAAGGCATATTGGATGACCTACCCAGAGGCAGAGATTTACACATACACAGATCTTACAGATGACGAATATACATACCTCGTAGATGACGATAACGTGACCGTGATTGAACACAGCATGGAAATGGCCATTGCGCTTGATGAAATGGGCATGGAAGTGGAAATGCCGTCACACAGCGTAAAGCTGAGCCGCCAAAAAGAAAAAGGCGAGTTGTGCATTGAGAGCGTGCCACCGGAAGAATTTTTTGTAAATCGTGACGCACGCAGCCTAAAGGATGCCTATGTAACGGCCCACAGGACAGACATGCGCGCGGGAGACTTAATCGCAATGGGTTTTGACCCAGAGATTGTTCTTAACTTGGACAGCTTGGAGAGCGGTTCTGAGATGAGCGAAACTGAAACCTTTGAGCGTCGCGGCTACGATATGGACACCTCAGACGAGGATGAGCAAGATCCGTCTATGAAGAGGGTAACCGTCACAGAGGCGTATATGCGTATTGATGTAGACGGAACAGGTGTTCCCGT